ATAATATTGTTCTTACTGAAAATAAAGCTGGAGAAGATAAAAAAGTTTGCAAAAAGACTAAAAGTCTGTTAGAATTTATATCATATGGGAAGAAAACCTAAAGAAGAAGTCGTTGAATCATCTGGTCCAAGTGCATCAGATAGATTGTTGTCATTTTTAAAAGATAATAAAGAAGATCATTATAATTTTGAAGATGAGGTATATTACAAGGTATCTACTGGTAGTTTGAACCTTGATATCGCTACAGGTGGTGGTTTATGTCCAGGGTTACATAGATTTATTGGAATGAATGAAGGTGGTAAAACTTCAGAAGCACTTGAAGTAACAAAGAACTTTCTTAAATCAGTAGAAAACTCTAGAGCTTTACTTTTTAAAGCAGAAGGAAGATTAAGTAAAGAAGTTAAAGAACGATCTGGAATTAAGTTTGTAACTGACCCTAAAGAATGGGTTGACGGAACTTGCTTTGTATTTGAATGTAATATTTTTGAAACTGTTTCAGAATTAATGAAAGACCTTATTCAATCTAATGATGAAAATAAAAGGTATATATTTATTCTTGATTCAGTTGACGGATTAATGACTAAAGGTGATTCTCAAAAAAGCATGACGGAAGCTACGAAGGTCGCAGGAGGAGCAGTTATATCGTCAATGTTAATGAAGAAGATTTCTCTCGCACTCTCCAAACGAGGTCATATGGCTATTTTCATTAGTCAAGTCCGATCTGATATTAAACTCGATCCTTATGCTGCGAATAAAGATATTCGTCAAACTACCGCTACTGGTGGAAATGCATTATTACATTTTGCTAATTGGATTCTTGAATTTGAACCAAAGTTCAACAAAGATCTTATCCTTGAAAAGCCAAATGATAGGTATGACCCAATAAAGAATAAAATCATTGGACATAATGTTAAAATTGCAATCAAGAAATCAACTAATGAATCCACAAATTCAAAAGTGCAATATCCAATTAAGTATGGTCGCAAAGACGGATCTTCAGTTTGGAAAGAATACGAAGTTATTGACCAAATCTTAGCTTGGGAATTTGCAGTTGCTAAAGGTGCATGGGTAACTTTTTCAGATGAGATTATAGAAGAACTTAAGCAACAAAATCTTGAACTCAAGAAGCAACATCAAGGCATAGATAATCTAAGATCATATCTTGAAGAAAATAAACCTATTGTTGATTACTTCTACGATAAATTCATAAAAACACTTACATCATGAGGCTATTAAATATTAACGGCAAGCTCGTTAATAAAAATGTAAGAAATTATCTAATAAATTGGCAAGGGAAAAGTCGTAGTAAATTACAGTTTAAATTTAAAGAGTTCTTTTATCCATACTGGAAGAACCATATAGTCTACGAAGAGTTTCCAGTTTATGGAAGCATGCTTAAAGTTGATTTATTAAATGCGACTAAAAAGATAGCAGTTGAGATTCAAGGTAATCAGCATGAGTCATTTAATAAGTTCTTTCATGATAATTAACGATTAAAATACCTTCAAAGTATAAAAAGAGATGTCAAGAAAGAAAAATGGCTTGAAATGAATGAATTTAAATTCCTTGAACTCTACGAGGATGATCTTAAGTTTTTATCACCACAATATATAGAAGAAAAGTGCGGAATATTAATTATTTAAGTGTAAAATTAGCTAGTGGCTAAAAATAAAAAGTTTAATTTCCCTAATAATCTATTAAAGCAACTAGATGAATGTAGTTTCGGTGGATATATTTTATTTAATTTTAATTCCAAGGGCGAGCCTCAAGTCTTTACAAAATTCGATAATCAAATGAATGCTATGGCACTTTTATATTATCTTGGTTCTTGGAGTAGCACAATTGATCAAATAAATATGGATGCCACAGCAGATGCTATTCTACAACAAGACAACAAAAGTAGAAACCAAGAAGACGATTCAGGCGAAGAAGAAAACGATTAAACTTTGTTGACTTTTAATTTATAAAATGGTATCATGTATAAAGCATGATTTATTCTTCGCAGGTTGAACGACACGTATTAAGTGGGCTTATTAAATATCAGAATCTGTTCGCAGATGTTGATGTTTTCTTAAACGAATCAGACTTCTTTCATGAAGTACATTCAATTGTATATGCAGTTTATAAGAACACAAGATATAAAGGTGAAAAAGTAGATAAAGTATTATTAGCAGAAAAGATCAAGAATCTTGGTATTTCATTTAAAGATGATATTAATATTTACGATTATATTGATAATCTTTCATTCTCTCAAATTACAGAAGAAGCTACAATGGCTGCTTGTAAAGAATTAGTCAAATTAAGAATTAGAAGAGAAATAAGTCAAACAGCAGATAAGCTAAAAACTTTTGTTGGCAAAAGTGGTGATGAAGCAATAGATAAGATTATCGCAGAAGCAGATTCAATTTATAATCAAAAGATTTCATCTTATATTTCAAATGATGAACCAATTAATTTATTCGAAGGCGTAGAAGATATTATCGAAGAAATTGGAAACAATCCTAAAGAAGAAGTCGGACTCGTAACTTCATATCCAGAATTTAATAGACTTTATGGTGGTTTAAAAAATGGAAACATTTATGCTATTGTAAGTAGGCCAGGCCAAGGAAAGTCTACATGGATTAATGATATATGTTTTAACGCAAGTATTAATTCAAAGAATAAGACTAAAACATTAATCTTGGATACTGAAATGCAAACATTTGATATTCAATTAAGAATGGTATCTTCACTTTCTGGTGTTCCAATGTGGTATCTTGAAACTGGTAATTGGCGCAGGAATGAAGATATGACCAAAAAAGTTAGAGAAGCATGGGTCAAAGTCAAGAATTATGAATATTATCATTATCACGTTGGCTCGAAGAACATTGATCAAATCTGTTCTATTATTAGAAGGTGGTATCTTTCTAAAGTCGGCAGAGGAAATCAAGCATTGATCGCTTATGATTATGTTAAACTTACTGGTGAAAAGGTAGGCCAAAATTGGGCAGAACATCAAGCTATTGGTGATAAGATTGATAAGCTAAAAAGAATTTCAGAAGAAATACATTGTCCAGTTATTACTGCGATGCAATTGAATCGTACTGGAGAAAATTTCAATAGAAACTCTTCAGCAGTAATTGATGATAGTTCTGCTATCGCTTTGTCAGATAGATTACAATGGTTCGCATCATTCGTAGCAATCTTTAGAAGAAAGACATTAGACGAATTAGCTCTTGATGGACAACAATTTGGAACTCATAAACTTGTTCCAACAAAAACCAGATTCCAAGGTAAAGAAGCTGCTGGTCACCAAGATTTAGTTAGAAGATTAGATCCAACTGGAAAAGAGATTTGGGCGCAAAACTATTTAAATTACAATGTTCAAAACTTTAAAATTGAAGAACGTGGTTCATTAGAAACAATTGCTCAAAGACAAAGAGAGCAATATGAATTAAACGATACAAATAGAAATGATGGAGAAGTATTGTGAATGTAAAACTAGTATCAGTCACCCAAGCTAATATAGAAGGAATTGATAAATCAGAAGAGCTAGTAGCTTATTGTGCTAGAGTTAGTAATCCATCAAATCAAATGAATTCTGAAACATCTCCAAAATTACTTGCGTTTTTAATTAAACATAAACATTGGAGTCCATTTGAAATGGTCGATATGACTGTAGAGATTAAAACAAGTAGAGCAATTGCAGCTCAAATTTTAAGGCATCGTTCTTTTTCATTCCAAGAATTTAGTCAAAGATATAGCGTGGCAAACCAATTTGAAGATGTAGAGTTGAGGCTTCAAGGAGATAAAAATAGGCAAGTTGGTGAAAAATTAATTTCAAAAGATCATCCAGCATATGACAATCTTAATCATCTAGTCGCAGAAACTTTATCTATGAGTCAGCATTGTTATGATATAATGATTGAAAATGGGATTGCAAAAGAAGTAGCAAGAATGATTCTCCCACTTACAACTGAAACTACAATGTATATGAAAGGCTCATTAAGAAGTTGGGTTCATTATCTTGAATTAAGAACTGAACAAAATACTCAAAAAGAACATAGAGTAATTGCAGATGAATGCAAGAAGATATTTATTGAACAATTTCCAATTATTTCGGAGGCACTACAATGGAAGAAACAGTGAATAATATACATCAAATATTAACTAATATCGGTTATTCTCTTAAAGATTTCGGGAGAGAATACAGAACTAAACCTATTTATAGAGATAGCGATAATGATACTGTATTAAGAATATATAAAGATACTGGATTTTGGGTAGACTTTAAAGAGAACATAAGTGGCGACTTTGCCACTCTTATTAAGATGAGTTTGAAACTAGATACAAACGAACAAGCAAAAACTTGGCTTAAACAAAAGAATTTTGAAGTGGTTCCAGTTCAAGAAAATAAACCTCAATTAAAAGAAAAGAAAATCTTTGATAAAGAGCTATTGTTAAAACTTAACAAAGATCACAACTATTGGATTAATCGAGGAGTCAACCAGGAAACAATTGAATTATTCAATGGTGGAATAGCTAGTGCTGGCAAGATGAAAAATAGATATGTATTTCCAATATTTAATAGTAAAAAAGAAATCGTTGGCTTTTCTGGAAGAGACGTTACGAATACAAGTAAAATCAAGTGGAAACATTTAGGAGATAAAAGCAGTTGGTGTTATCCAGTTAATCTAAATATAGAAGCTATCAAACAACAAAAGCAAGTTATCTTAATTGAGAGTATTGGAGACTGTTTATCTTTATGGCAGAATGATATTAGAAATACAGTAGTAACATTTGGACTCGAAGTAAGCGTCTCTATACTTAACTTCTTATTAAAGATTGACCCAAATACAATTTATATTTCATTTAATAATGACGCTCAAAAGAACAGCGCTGGAAATTTTGCAGCAGATAAAGCTAAGAGTAAACTTTTAAGATACTTCGATGCAAAACAAATCAAAATAGCTTTGCCAAATAAAAAAGACTTTGGCGAAATGAATTCTGAAGAAATTAATCAATGGAAGCAAAGCCTTTAAAAACATTATCTGCTTCTAGAATTAAAACTTTAGAGACTTGCTCTTGGGTCTATTGGAATAATTATCATACCAAAGTTCCTCAAAGTCAAAATGATGGAGCTATGCGTGGTACAATTTGTCACACTATTTTTGAATTACTTCTAAATAAAAAGCATCTTCCAAAATACAAAAAAATCATTAAAGATAATTCAATCAATGGAGATAAAGCTGTATCAAGATTAGTAAAAAAGCTTTCTGCAAAAGTTGGGCTTGATGAAAAGAATTATGAGCTAGTAGATGAGATGATACTTGTTGGATTAAAGAATGACTTTTTTGGACAAGATGGTAAAATAGTTAAACCAGAATATGCATTTGATATTAAGAACGATAATCCTAAATATCATATTAAGGGCTTTATCGACAAGCCAATTAAAACCAAAAAAGAAATGCATATAATCGACTACAAGAGCTCCAAGTACAAGTTTAGAGGCGATGACCTTCAAGCTAATCTACAAGCTATGATGTATAGTCTTGCAAGTAAGAAACTATGGCCTAAACTTAAGCCAGTTGTTAAATTTTTATTTTTAAGATTTCCTAAGCAACCATTCCAAGAGCTACAATTTGACGATAATCAAATCAAAGGATTTGAGCATTACCTAGAACATATTAATGAATATGTCAATAACTTTGATGAAAATTCTGCCAAAGCTAATTTTGCAATAGACAACCAAAAGAATAAATGGATGTGTCAAGTAGGAGGTTGGAAGTGTCCATATAAAGATCCTTATGAATATTATGTAAAATTAAATAG